GCGCAGGATCTGTCCAACCCGCCAACGCCGCTTTTGGCCATTACAAACGACTCGATTGGCGGGGAACATCTGTACCTGACGCCGCAACCCATTGCGCTGGTGCCGGTTATTGTTCTGCCTGCGGACTGGTGGGCTTGGGACAGGGATGCTTGGTCAGCCCCCCAGGACAGTGAGCAGAAGTTTTCCCGGCGTTGGGACCGGCCCTCCGACCAGTTTTGGTGGTATGAGTATCCTTGGGTTAAGCGCGATAGCATCTTGGAAATTCCCGAACGAAGGAAGCGTAAATGATTACCAACTACCTGGTTTTGCACTCGACCAACTTTGAGGACTTGCTGACCAAAGTGAATAGCGCCTCCGAGATGGGCTACCACATCGTCGCCTCCGCCAGTTACGGGTTGCCGGTTCATCCCTCTTATCCTTACCCGGAAAATCCGCTTACCCATTACGTGTGGATGGAGCGCTGGGTGCCTTACGGGCCGCGCTATACCACGGTCGGCCCCGGCATTGCGGTGGAGAATGTGTTAGGACGCCCAGTCGAACAGGCGTTGGGAGTTGGCGTAGTACGTCCCGGCGTGGTCCAGCCGGTGGCACGCGGCGTGTTAGGAGAGTTGTCTATGGCTGGATTCATCAAACTTTCAGTGGCGGATAGCGGTGGTTACAAGGACCTATTCGTTTACCTCCGCCCAGAATGCATTACGGATATGAGTGTGCAGGAGGGTTACACCCAAGTTAGCTATGAATCGGGTACCGGCGTTAAAAGCTGGTCGGTGAAGGAAACTCCAGAAGAGATCATCAAGCTGACACACGATCGCGGCGTGATCGATATGGAAAGAGTGTAGGACCACAATGTCAGACCTGATGAAACTGACGCACATTCACGGCAAAGCCGTTTGGATTAATCCGGAAATGATTGCCCGCGTGGAAGCGCACGGCACCGGTTCCACCATTGAAGGTGATGGCATCGAAATCGAAGTTACCGAAGACCCTGAGAAGGTCATCAACGAGCGCCGCGCCGCCATGGAGCGCCAGCCGTGAACTGGGTGTGGTGGCTGGACATTCTGGCAGCGCTGGTCATTCTGCTGGGGGTGCCGCCGCTGGTCTACATGCACTACAAGATGCGCAAATGGCTAAAGGAAGGAAGAAGGCGATGAGCGAAGACTTGGATCCGCAAGAAAATGAAGTGGAAGACGACGAGGAGAATGGCGAGGAAGAGACTGAGGAAGAGGAGGATGAATCCTACCAAGCCCTGCTCGAAGCCTTTCTCGCGCAAAAAGAAGAGCTGACTGAGATTAAGGAGCATTTGGTGGCCATCCGCAAAGCCGTTGAGACACTGGCTGGCGGCAAGCAATTCGTCGAAGAGCAGGAAAAACAACGAGTTCGTGTAATGCCCAAGAAGGCCGCCAAGAAGAAGTCGCGGTGAACGGGAGGAAACATGAATGGTATTGGCTGGGCAGTGAAGGAAATGCATAACGGAAATAAGGTCGCCCGCAGCGGATGGAATGGGAAGAACATGTGGGTGGCGTTGCAAGTGCCTGATGCTAACAGCAAGATGACGGAACCCTATGTATATATGAAGACCGTGCAGGGTACGTTCGTCCCTTGGCTGTGCTCGCAAGCTGACTTATTGGCAACCGACTGGAGCGTCGCGGTTGGCTAATTTCATCCTTCAGGACGCAAACCAGCAGCGCTGGCAGGTCTCCGTCGACCAGTACGGTAACCTGATCGAAACACAGATCGCCCAAGGTCCGGTTTCCTTGATTGTTTTGCAGGCCGTGAACCAGAGCAATTGGCAGCTGGTGGTATCCACGGCTGGCGCTGTGAGTCCGGTTGCTTACCCCGATCCGCGAGCGCAAGGCGCGGCCTGGGTCATCGTTACCACCCCGGATCAGGTTTTCCAGTACCGCTTGTCGATTCTTATTCCACCCACTGGCATTCCCCAACTTGCCACCATGCTCGATCCTTCTTGGAGCGCGGGAACGCCGCGCGGTACCCTGCTGCAGCCTAACGATTCTTATCCGCCGTTTCTCCAACCGGGAGGGCCGGGAACCGCCACCTTCCCGCAACAGCAGATTGGCGAGAAGCTCGGTATGTGGGCGGCCTCTTGCGGGCATTTCTTCAATTCCTGGATGGTGTTAAGCCGCGCCTATCTTGGCATTTTCTCCGCTTATATCTGTTGCCCCCAGTGTGGGTTTGTGCAGCGCATCGTGACTCCGCAGTCGCTGATTCACACTGACGCTTTCTTCATCATCATTGCTTGATTGACCCCCCACAATGGTGTAAACAAGGATTACGATGGCAGGCGATTCCAGCATAACCAAGGTCCTTTCCGTGCGTCTTCCCACTTATCTGTATGAAGAGATTGCCGTGATGGCCCAAAAAAACTCCGCAACGCTCCGCAAACGGGTGAACATTTCTGACGTGATCCGCGTGCTCTTGGACGAGGCGCTGAATGGTCATCCCAGCGCTCGTCGGCCGAACCACAGGAAAGCGCAATGAACCGTCGCAACTTCCTCGAGATGATAGGCCTAGCGCTGGCGGTCGAGCCGCTCGAGCGCCTTCACCGCGTGTATTCGTTTCCGTCCAAGATCACGATCGTCAAGTCGTTGACTTACGACGATATTGTTGACCTTACGAATGCCCAAACCGAGGCGCTGCTCGACCAGTACTACGGCGACATGGAAGCCGCTGATTTTGCCCGACGCTACCACCTGATGCGTTACAGTATTCCGATCAGTACTCCGGCGGCCTGGACGAAGATCTTTGCCGGAATGGTGGCCGCCGACCGGCGCAATCAGGAATTAAAACTGGCCAAGGAGATATGGACTTATGGCTACCACAACCAGCCCAGTGGTTAAGCAACCCAAAAAAGTTCCAGAACACGCCCCTTTCCAGTGGAGGTTGGTCCAGTGTGATCTCTGCGGACAGGTGGTACGGCCAACCGAGGAACGGTTGGGAAAGAATCAGATTGTGGCTTTGGTTTACTACCATGAGAATAAAGCCACTGGCTGCGACTGGAAACTTACCGACTCGACTCGTTATTCCGAAGGCCAGGTTCTGGGGATGCGGGATGCTGTTCCCGATGGAGTAGACGCGACCGGACGGCCGAAATTTAAGGATGAACACGACCTGGCTGTGGGAACCAGCTTTAATCCTGACGATTTAATGCGTGCCATCAGCTACTTTGTCCAGCATTTCGTCGAAGGCAGAACCACCATCCCGCGCTCTGGAAATCGCGAAATAAGCAGTTAAATGTTAATCTTCGTCATCGTCGTTACTTCCGTTTTCGGCGGGATCTGCTTGGCGGCTCTCGCCGTTTTTTTGTTTCAATTCCATCGCTCGATCCAGAAACTAACTGCTGCGGCCGAGAGTGTCTATGGGGTAATGGGGCCGTTCAGCAACCAGAAACTGCTTCCCGACTTACTGGCTGCCATGCGCAAGAACGCCGCCGTTAGCGTGGACATTGCGCGTGGGCTCGACCGCCTCAGTCAAACGGTTCGCTCCTTCAACAAAATGACTTTTACGGAAGAAGCCCAGGCGGAGCTTGCAGCCACTCCTCAGGCTTTACAGGAAGTGATTGACAGCGCCTTCCTGGCACCTACGGAAGAATACATGGCAGTCAAAGAAGAGCAGGCAGAACTGCGTAAACGCGGTATTGAAACCGCTCCCGAAAACATGGTCGAGCCTGATCTGGCTGCCATGAACGGAGCTAATGTATAAACATGGCTGTGAAGCCCCAGAAAAAGCCGCTGGCGCCGGAATCCAATCCCATCCATTTCCAGAGGTTGATTCGGCGCAAAATGGGGGCAAGCATCAAGGATATTGCTTTAGCGGATGGGGTAAGCGAGCGCGCTGTTTCCGACTCAGTCGCGGCAGCTGAGTTGTACTTAGGCACCCATTCCCTTGAGCACGCGAATGCCGCCGTGGCCGGGGTTGTTACCAGCGCCGCCAAGGAAGCTCGTCTGGCGCTGCATAACGGGCTTACCGCCAAAATCAAGGTGCGCAACAAGCGCACCGGCTATGTCACCACAAAAAATGATCTTGACCGGCAAATGAGGGCTTTAGGTCATCTGACCGGACTCACCGAAGCTATCCAGCCAAAAGGCGGTAAAGGCGTGGTAGTGAATGCCAGCGCCAATGCCGCTGCCGGCGCCTCCACTTTCTCTGAACAAAATTACCAGGCTGGCTATGAAGAAGCGATTGACGTTATCCGGGCTAAAGTCGAGCGGCAAAACTTAGTACCCAGAGAGGTATCGACCACGACCGACGACGTAATCCTGGAAGACGAACTTGACGACTCCCGAGAAGAGCCGGACTCACGCAACGAAGACGATGAGCCTGAGGATTCTCGGGAGGATTCGTCTTGAGTTATCTCGGAATCCCACGCAGAAACCAATTTCTTAACGAGGCAGTCGAGCACTTTGACAGCTTTTTGGTGCGCGCGCAGGGTGACACCAAGGTCGCCTGGTCGCTCTTGAACAAGCCTGAAGTCGATTTCATCTTTGATGAGATTGAAAGGTGTTGCACCGATCCGCGCTATTACCTCGAGAACTGGCATGTCGTGATGACGGAGCAGGAGGGCCTGAAAACCCTCTATCCGTTCTGGGACAGCCAGGAAATCTTCTACGAGCTGGTGTGCGATATACAGGGCGAAGGCCGTCCGGTCAAGCTCGTCGTGCTGAAAGCGCGCCAGCTCGGCTCCTCCACCCTTTCGCAAGGTCTCATCTTCCACAAAACCATCTTCAACAAGGGCGTCAACGCGCTGATCGTGGCTCAGGACCCCTCCCAGGCTGACTTCCTGTTCTCCATGTCGCGCCTAGCCTATGACTCCTTGCCTTGGTGGATGCGTCCCGAGGAACGTTATCAGGCAAAAGGCCGGTACCTCATACTCGACAAGCGCGATGACATGGAGCGGCAGCGTCGTCCGGGGATGAAATCGCAGATTCTGGTCGAGGCCGCCAACAAAATGACCAGTGCGGGCCGCGGTAAAACGATCCGGTGTGCCCATTTCTCCGAATTGGCAAGCTGGGAAGATGGTGGCGTTCTGTCCCGGTCTCTCTTGCCTACCATGAACGCCACCGACGAGCTCGCTATCATGGAGTCTACCGCCGAAGGCCGGATCGGCTTCTGGTATGAGTGGTGGCGGCAGGTCGCCAATGGCGATGTCTTGGATTGGACTCCGCTGTTTATTCCCTACTACCGGGTGAAAAAGTACTCGAAGCCGATTCCGCAAGGGACTACGTTCGAGCCCACCCAGGAAGAGAAGAACATCCGGGAAAAGACGCTGCTCAAGGAAAACTTCAATATTCCCGATGAGGTGTTCAACTGGGTTCGCAACAAAAAACGCGAGTTTGTTGCTTTAGAGGGTGATGAGTTCGGCTTCTATCAGGAATTTCCCATCAATGACGTAGAAGCCTTCCAGTCAAGCGGCACCTGTGCTTATCCGAAACGCCTTCTTCACAAGATCCTAGATAGCGATTGTTGTCCGCCGCGCTGGTACGGTGAGATTGAGTATCACCACCAGCCCCAAGCACGCAAGGAAGGCTGCGTCAAGCTCATTGATCCAGTGCTGCGCAAGGCTGGCCAGTTACATGTCTTGATGAAAGGTGAGCATCTTCCGCCCGCGCGCGAGTATGGCGAGCGCTTACGCGTTTGGGAGCTGCCTGAATCGGGGAGCGATTACTACGTTGGCGCGGATGTGGCCATGGGCGATGGCGGAGATTTTTCCTGTGCCCAGGTTATCCGCATCGGTCCCGGGCCTGAACCCGACGCCCAAGTTGCGGAATGGCGTGGCTGGATTTCGCCAACGGATTTTGGTGATGTGCTGGCAGCGCTGGGATATTGGTACAACGAGGCCCAGATTGCCTGCGAGGCCAACGATGTTGGCGTTTCCACCAACAACCAGATATTTCGCATTCTCGAGTATCCCAACATCTACCGCTGGAAGCATGTCGATAAGATCAAAAATTTTATTACGGATTTATTCGGCTGGTGGACGAATCACAAGACAAGAGACTTAATTATCTCGAAGATGCGCGAGGCCATCATGGAGCGCACCCTGATTCTGCGCTCCGAAGACTTGATTGACGAGATGATGGCCTTTACCCGCGAAGAAGTTGGTGGACGTTATGAAGGCCGAGGCACGCCTGACGATCGCGTGATGGCGATGAACATCACCAATTACTGCGCCCATGATTCCGATTACGGCATGGAATCAATGGGCAAAGACCGCAAAGCAGTGATGTCGAATGACCAATATTTCATCTTCGACGAGCTCAACCGGCTGCGCTTTACGGCCGAACGCGAAAACGCGGAAGTGTATGTACGCTCTCATCCTGGCTGGTCGATGACTACCTCGCCTGCCAAGGTGGATTTTGCCAATTCGGACTATTCCCCCATCCACGATAAGCCAGGAATAAGGCAAGAGCTCTACCAGCAAGGCGTTCCGGCAGAACAGATCCACAGTGACCTGCTGCTGTGGGCCGACATGGAAAAGGGTCCGAGGCCGGAAGGCCAAGACCATGATGATTGGAGAGTTTGGTAATGGCAGATGAAAACAAAGGCATTATTCCTCAATTGCAGAGCCCTCAGTTTGCTCTCGGCAAGCTAGGACCAAAAGGATTGTTTGCGCAATCAAGAGAAATCTTTCGCAATGCCGCGGCGCCTCCAGCCAACCGGCAGAATACCGGGGTGGCTTGTCCCGAATGCGAGGCTCTAGGCGTAACCCAAAATCCGGTTTGGTCAACCCCAAATGTTGGTTTGCAATGTGATTCCGGCCACAAGTTTCGCGATACGGAATCGCTGCTTTCCCGCCCGCACTCAACTGTGCCGGTTGCCAAGCGCACTGTTGTGCAGGAAGGTTGGGTCACAGTCCAGTTCCAGGTAGCTGGCTCGGTTGCAGTGGAACTAAAAAACCGCTATCAGGACAAGGAAAAACTGGATGCCACCTTCGCCGCTCTTTGCCAGCATCTGATTGAGCCCAATATGATCATGCTGAGCGAGCCTGACATCCGCCGGATTGCCGACAAAGTAGGCCAGTCGGTTCGCAGTGGCCAGGAACTTTACGGCATCATCTTTTCCTTGCAGGAAAACCTGAACTCTACCCGCGACGAGCTGCGGCAGAAACAAGCCAACACCCCGGAGCGCGCCACAAGCGTGCAGCTGCGCCGTGGTGAACTCATCGTCTGGTTCAATCCGCCTGACACCCACAAGCTGGAAGAAGCAGCCAAATCCGCAGGAGTGTCGAATGAACAGTTCGTCGAACAGAAAGCACACGAGGCACTCGAAAACGGATGGTGGGCCTGAGCTATGGCGCTTGAAGCCTTTCCGCTGCTTTTACCGCGCTATGACTCGATCGACCGCCAGGTCTCGGATACCTATAAGAGTGCCTACGACCAGAGTGTTCGCCACTGGTGTGCCGCAGCCTTTGAAGAAGCTCAGTATGACCAGGAGCAGAGCGAGGAATTATCGCTGCTGCAGGGCTACATGGAGTATCTGGCGGGAAAGCAGTGGACGGCAGCCCGGCCGTCGTACAAGTCTAAGCCGGTTAACAACCGCATGATCCGGCTGTTCTGGGAGCTGGTTGGCCAGCTCACCGACATTCGACCTATTGCCGAGGTGCGCTCGACGAAATCCATTGCCGGTGATGAAGACGAACCCTCCAAGCGCGTGACCAAAATGCTGAATGATGGTCTGCGTGCCTGGGCTCTGCGCTCCCAGTTCGATTTGCAGCTGGCTAAGTGCATTGCGTTTTCCGTGCTGACCACGGCGTTTTGCAAGATTCAGTGGAACTCGACTCTGAACTTCGGCCGCGGCGAGCTGGAACTGGTTCCTATCGGCCCGGACAAGCTGATGCCGCTTAAACCCGGCATGGATCTGTGTGATGCCGAAGCCCTGATTTATAAGGTGGTAAGACCGCTGCGCTGGTTCCGTCAAGTCTTTCCCGGAGCCGGCGCACTGGTAAAGCCCGACGAGCGTTATTCCAACTTCCAGATTGCTCCGGTACCACCCTCCCACGTTTCTCCTATGCTGTTCAAAAATCTCAATGAGGGAATGCGGCGCAAGATTTCCGGCTCACCGCAGAATAAGACTTCCGCTGTGCCTATGGCGGAGTACCGGGAGTTCTGGATCAGGGATGAAACCCGCAATACCTATACCCACGATGTCAGAATGGGCGAATATGGGATGAACTGGAGTTACATCGTCCCTCCTGGCCAGCCGCTTTATCCGCGCGGGCGGCTGATTTGCATGGGAGGATCGCATGTCATTCTCCACGATGGCCCGAATCCTTACTGGCACGGCTCTCCGCCGTTTGCCATGCTGAGATTGAATATCGTCCCTTGGCAGTTCTACGGTTTAAGTGATCTCAGGCCGCAGGTGCCATTACAGGACATCATCAACAACATCTTAGCCGGGGTGCTGGATGCCGTGAAGAAGGCCGTCAATCCCACATTTATGGCGCCGAGTAACGCGCTTTCCGAGCAGGTTTGGCAGACGTTTGACTGGTCGATGCCCGGAGCCAGAATGAAGTACTCTCCACAGTCGGTTCACCGGCCGGAATTTGCTCCGGTACCGCAGCTTCCCGGCTTTGTGCTGGCTATGATGCAGGCAGTGGAACGGGAGATGGATCAGCACTCGACAGGGGCGCTTACCGCGGAATTGGCAAAAAAGAAGCAGGTGCCTTCGGGCGAGGGAATCGATCAACTAAAAGCCGAGAAGATGACCCCTATTCGCTTGAAAGGACGCAACATTGAATCTTTTATACAGGCCTGCGGAAATCAGATGGTGTCGAACATTATCCAGTTCTGGGATGCCAAAAAACGGCTTACCATGTTGGGAACCCAGGGCCTGACTTTCGAGGATTTCGATTGGGATCCAGGGACAATGGTGCCGTATGGGGTTTCGCGTCAGGAATTCGTCAAAGATTTTGAATTCTTTATCGAGCCGGGATCGCTGCTTTCGATCAAGCGCATCGAGGAGAAGACGGAAGCTATCATGCTGCGACGAATGGGCGCCCTTTCCTTAAAGGGCCTGTACCGCAAGCTGGGCGGCAGCTACGACGTGAACCTCATCGAGCGCGAGCTCATCGAGGAAATGCAAATCCTCGGTGCCTTGCCCAAGCCGCAAAGAGGGGGAGGCGCCAGGAAATGAGCACCCAACCGAACACTTACAGAGCGTATTTGCCAGTCGATAACGCCGATTACGTTGTCCTTGGCCCAGATGGTTCATTCCTGAAAGTTCCTAAAGAACTCTACGACGCCTTGGCAATATTTGTCGGTAAGCAGCCTTGCAAGGCTGGTCAGGTTATCGTCCATTGCAACCGAGGAAACGTGGCTACAGTCGAAGTCACGTTCAAACTCAAATAATTAGCGCGGTGACAGAAGGAGAACCGGGATAGTGCCAGAGCATCCCCCGGCGACTGAGGTGTTTCGCCGGGAGTTATCCACGCTGTAAAGCCGATTTGTTAGCATGGTTGGAGCGCAGGGAGGCGCAGCGAATGAGCTACGGACAAGAGCAAGAAGAGAAGAAAAAGAAAGAGGAAGAAGAACGGAAAAAACAGGGTCAACAGCAGCCGGGGCAGCCTAGCCAGCCCGGTGGTGGCCAACACGGTCCTGGCCAACCACCACCACAACGCTAATTATCACAGCGCTGGGTTTGCGTCGCTGCCCAGCTTTTTCTTTTCGTGGTAGTAACGCCGACTTCTTTCCACCGCACATTTCAGACACAAACGCCCTCCATTACGCCGCCGCCAAGTATTCGCCGCAGTAAATTCATGACCGTGGATGCAATGTGTTTGTTTGGCGTGCTTGGCGGCAGGAGCAATACCGCGAAGACAATTCTCCCTATGAGTAACTACGTCCATGTGCGCCGGGTTAACACAACACCGGACTCGGCAAATATGATCGACGGTTAGTCCAGCGGGAATCGGTTTTTTATAAAACTCGTAAAACAAGCGGTGAACAAAGATCAAGTGTGCGCCAAGCCTTATTCGGGCGTAACCACTACCGTTTAGTACTCCCATCCATAGCCAGCAACCCGACATCGGTTCGGGAGAAATATAGTTCCAAGCGCGTTCGATCGGATCGCGTTTCATAAAGGCAGAATATCGTCTGCACTTGACATCTGCCAGCGTTTAGTTGAGATTCTACGGTAACAACTTAATAACAGGTCCCAAGCGGACTGTTCTCTCAATCGGAGAACCAACAGCAGTTTTGACCTATGAGCATCAGCTCGTAGGTCTTTTTGTTTTGCAGATGAAATGCCTTGGACGCCAGCAGATGCGCGACGACATACCCGCAGAGCTGATTCGCCTATCAAAAAAAGACAATGGTCACATGTGGCGGACTCGATGCTGGCACGGACTGGCGACGAGGGCGCGGCGATACGAGCCGCTAATGCAGTCGTTCGTGATCGTGGTAAGCGACGTAGGAAGGGTCGGCGCCGGAGCCGATCCTAAATTTTTTCTCGCAGGGTGGAGGCCCTGAGAGAGGAGTCGCAAGGCTCCCGTATCAAAAAAACCCGCAGTTCGGCGGCGGAAGCCGCCTGGAGCTGGCGCGAGAAAGGAGGTAGGCCATGTTTCCCAACGAATTTGAACTTAAGGGCCGTCGTGGCCGTCATCGTGGCGGTCGTCGTCGCGGTCGCCGCTAACCGCATTCCGGGCATGACTGTTCACGCATAGCGCTCAGCCATGCCCATTTCCTATTGAGAGGTACAAGCAATGGCCAGGACAACAGGCGGAATTCGCATTGAGCCGCAGGGCATTCGCGAAGGGCATGGCGACACTGCGCAGCACAACCTGAGTGCGCGCAAAGGCACGTTTTATCAGATTGGGACAGCGGTTGACCAGTCGGAGACGCCGTTCTCGCCGAATCGCAAGACTGGAACCGCAAGCGGCACCAGCGAGCACTAAAGGAGCTTTATGGCGACTCGCCCCATGACCCTCGACGCTCCTCCGGCTCAGCCTCCTGCAGTGCAGGCCGGTGGTGCCGGGGCTCCGCCCATGGCCGGGGTAGGCGGAATGCTGGCCAGCCGCGCCGGAGCTCCACCAGGGGCCGAAGGTGGCAAAGGCCAGATCGTCACCATGTGGGAAGTGATTAAACAGGCTATCCAGCGTTGGGGATCGCTTGATCCAGCGTTGGGAGCGTTCTCGGCTCGCATGATCGCGGTGGGCGATTCCGGTGTAGAGAACGTGGCTGCACGGGGTGGAGGGCCAATGGGCGCGAGACCTGGTGCTGGTCCGGGCGCTGCGCCGCCTCCACCAACGGAAACTGCAAGACCAACAGGCATGGGAGCCGGGGAAGGCTTCCCAGGATAACGACAACAACGTGCATCGTCGATGCCGGACCTCGGCCGAGCCGCTCAATCGCGGAAGCCGAGAAGGATGAAACGAAATGGCACTCGATCAATACCTGGAAGATCTTTTGAAGATTCTTCCAACTGCAGAAGCGGAGGGAGCCCGGAAGCTGTTGGAGGCATCGCCGGGATTCTCCAAGGAGATCAAGGAAGGCTACCTGCGGCAATCCGATTACTCCCGCAAGATGAATGAGTTTGACGCCGATCGCAACAAGTTTGCCGGGGAAAAGAAAACCATGGTCGATTGGTACGAGCGCAACAAGTCTCGCCACGAGCAGCTGATGAGTGATTACTCGACTGCCCAATCCACCATCAACGACTTGCGCAGCCAGATTGATCGCAAGGTCGAGAGCGGCGAAATTACCCAGGACGAAGCCCAAAGCGTAGCTGCGCGGGTGGATGCGCGACTTAAGGAGATTGGCTACACCTCGAAGTCTGAGTTGCAGCAGCTCATCACCGAAACGGCGGAGAAGATCGCCGATGCGCGGGTTAAGGCGCAGACTGACAGGTTTTTAACGGAGACCTGGCCGGCGGCAACCGAGATTCAGGGTCGCGTGAACGAAGCCCAGTTTATGGCCATGAAAGAGTTTGGCTCGCCGCTTTCGATGGAACAGCGCAAGGAAGTTGCCGACTTGATGAAAGAGCGCAACATCATGGATCCGGTAAAAGCCTACAACGAGTGGGCGGCACCGATCCGGCAGAAGGCTGAGTTCGATAAGAAGGTGGAAGACGAAGTTTCCAGCCGGATGTCCAAGCAGCATTTTCCCGGCGTGTCCGGGCCGTCGATTGCCGACATGGGGCCGCTGCAAGCTGCCCGAGCGGGGCAGGTGCCGAAGCTGCCGGACAACGCTGTGGTGGGCGATGGTTCCGCCGCTGCTGCGGCGGCGGCCGAGCTGCGCAGTGAAGGACGGTTTTAGTAGTAGCCCATAGCCAAGGGAAGAAGGCTTCCTGAACCTTCCGAGCCCAGAGGCGCAGGGATAAAACCAGTCGTGGGAAGCCTCATCTGAGGCGGAGCCTGACGAATGGTGCGATCGAAAGTTAGTCGTATCTCGATTTGTCTCTGCCCGTTGAGGCACCGACGGAGGGTAAGAAATTGGCTCTCACCTACGACGATATTACAAGCAAAACAAACAAGTTTATCGTGCCGGGTCTTGTGGATACCGTCTACAAGTCGAGCCCGGTCTTCACTCGCCTACGAACCCAAAACATGGAAAGGTTTGAGGGCGGCACCTCGATTCGCCACCCAATCATGTACGCCGAATTGAAAGGCGGCCCTTTCACTCGCGGCGGATCGTTTGATACCTCGTACGTGCAGACCGACACGGCCCTCGAGGTCTTGGTTAAGTACTACTACGTTAACGCGACCTTGTACGGAACCGATAACGTCTTGAACCGCGGGCCGGAAGCGGCCATGTCCTACGTTGAGTCGAAGCTGCTTAACGCTGGACTCAAGATGGCGAAATTGCTCGGCACTGACATCTGGTTCGACGGCCAGGGCGTTAACTCTACCGCTATTGCCATCGACGGTTTTCAGGCATCGATCGACGACGGCACTAACTTTCCTGCCTATGGCGGCCTCACTCGCTCCGACATCGCTTCCGGCGCGAACAACGGCATCAATTCCTATGTGCTGAACATAGGCGGGAATATGTCACTCGCCCAAGTGCAAACCGCGTATGGCGCCTGCTGGTTCGGCTCGGAACACATTGATTTGATTGCCACTACCCAGGTCGTCTGGGACGTATTTTGGAATAAAATCCAGCCGCAACAGAGGTTCATGGAGTCGGATACCGACGTAGCCAAGATCGGCTTCCAAGCCTTTAGATTCAACGGCTCATCGGTGGTCGTCGATCAGTACCTACCCGCCGGGTTCATGTTCGGGCTCAATTCAAAATATGTCCAATTCTGGATAACTACCTTTGCTAAGTATCAGTTCGGGTTCACCGGGTGGAAAGAAGCCCAAAATACCGATGACGTGGCAGGGCAATATCTATTTGGCGGGAACTTGCTCAACATAGCACCGAGGCTTATGTTTAAGCTCTTTGGAATTACAGGATAGCTCTAAGTGATTTATAATGAGTCACTTGGATGTTACAAGCACGATGCGTAAATTACCGGAAAACCTGGCGCAAGGCAAGGCGGGTGAACACAGCGTAGCCGCTCAATTGCTGCTTCGTGGTCATAATCCGTTTTTCCCGGCGGTAGACATTGGTGCCGATCTTGTAATTGAGTCAGGTATCAAGATTCAGGTTAAGACCGCCCATCTCCGTTTCCAGAAGAGTTGCTATCAGCAAGGTGCGTACTGGTTCAAAACAGTCCCGGCAATCGAGCCGGAGGGGAGTTAGTCAATGGCACAATTTGGTCCAAGTTTGCAGACATCAGAGATCGCAACCGGGAACATGCGGACCACGGTTGATCCTTTTGTGCCCGCAACCGGTTACCTGAGCTATTTGAAAGATGGTGCCCGCAACGCGCTTGGCCAGGCGTATTTCGATAATACGAAGACGCTGGCCAACCCGGATGGCGCCTGGGGAAAGTACCGCTATGTCAGGTATCGGTCGACGGCCAACGCCGCTGTGCCTGGCGGTCCCGGTGTTGTGTACTGGGTCGACCCAACCTGCACCACGGTGACTTCAAGCTATACCGAAGCGGCAACGGCGGGGTTGAACTCGATAGCCGGGCTCTTGTTGCCCAATACCACTGATATGCCGCAATTGACTGCGGCGACCTTAAACGGGAACTTCGTTTGGATATGTGTTGGCGGGCTGGTGACTCGTGCCGTGGCGGCGACAGGTGGGCTCGCTGATGACATTTTGATTGGCTCAACCACGCCGTGGATTCCCGGTCGGACTGCTTCCGGTACCCCGGTGCCGAACGACCCGTTGGGTACTGCTGTAACCGCGGCCGTTGGCGGTTTCCAGGATGTTTGGGTCAGCATTCGTGGAGAAGGATAAAGGACGGTAGCTATGGCGATTGCAATCGCGTTAACCGACGACATGAAGAACATCTCGATGGGGCCGGTGCCGGTGTCGTTTGCAACCGTTACCGGCGACGCTTCTTATCCGGCTGGCGGCTATCCGATAAACGGGCAGATGATCTCGCAGCGTGGCATTAGCGGCGTGGCGACACTCGGATCAAATGCGGCGGGATACACCTTGAATTGGAATACCGGAACCCAGAGATTACAAATTCTCGGCCCTGGAGGTACAGAACTGGCTGCGGGCACCAGCGCCGCCATATACAGCTGGACGGTGCTCTTTTACGCCCAGCGCTAGGAATCTTCGTTGCGTAAGTACAGGGCCGAGGGCAGACTGACTCGCTCTCGGCCGTTTTTCCAATAGGGAGTAAGCCACATGGCAGATGACGACGATCTTGCATCGGCAACCTGGGCGGGTGCTCCCCCTAGCGGAAAACGGCAGCCTTCGGCAAGAAGGAAGTCAGTGGGCAAGGCCCTCCAAAGCGCCGGGAAGAGCCTCAACGAAGCCAGTACTAGGGCACTGATGGATCAGGCCGCGAGCCTGGCTTCGGCCCCCATCGCTCAGCCCGCTGCGCCTCGTTATATGGATGTGCCGGCATTCAAGCGGGGCGGCAAGATGCGGAAATCGGGTGTGGCAAGGCTGCATAAGGGTGAACGGATTGAGCGCAGCAGGAAGGGCCGCGGAAGGAGCAGGTAATGGCAATCCCAACAGCACTTAAGGTTCTATCTCCGATCACCGGATTGGTTTCGGGATTTAGTGGCGGCGGCAGGGGAGGTCGTCGCGGCCGAGGGGCCACCACCGGCACCGTCACTAGGCCCGGTGTTGTTACGCCGTCGTTCAAGCGCGGCGGCAAGATGAAGAAGCGTGGTGTCGCCAAATTGCACAAAGGCGAGGAAGTTACGGGCAAAAAGCGCAGAGGACGGAGTCGCGGACGGTGAACGGTTCAGGAATCCAAGACATTGTTGGCGATGTTCGCTCCATCAAGAGTCTGTTTGCCAAGCGCCGTAAGCAGTTGCGGGAAGAAGAAGATACGACCCCATCCTTCAAGCGTGGCGGCAGGATGAAACGGCGTGGCGTAGCCAAGCTCCACAAAGGTGAGCGGATTTCGAGGCGCTGATGGCCGAGCAGAAAACAAGAAGCCCGCTGCGCTGGGCGATGGATCAGGCAGAGCAGTTTGGCCGCAGACATTCCATTGGCATTAATCGCTATATGGACAATCCTTCCCCTATTCCCGGTGACCCGCTTCAGACCACGATGAGGGCAATGCGCGGCGCGCAGGCTATACGCGACCTTCCCGCGAGTGAGTATGGTCGCGGCTATTATTCTGACCCTAGTTACCTTCCCTACGACGTATGGGAAGGGGTGCAACGGCAGAAACAGGCGGCGCGCCAGACACGGCGTGAGATGGCGGAAAGAGCTGGTGCTTACCAGAAGCGCGCTAAGGGTAGAGAGAGGAGCCGGTAATGGCAAGACGAGGCAAACGTGGACGCAGGAGGCGCGGTGGAGGCGGAGGCGGTGCCGCTGGTGAACCGCCAGTCGAAACCGGCTTCCGCGGCTTTGGCGGTGGCGCCAGCGGTGGTGCTGGCTATGGCGGGAGTTGGGAGCCGGAGCGGATGGAGCCTATCAGACCAATCAACTTCGACATAGGCCGGTTTAAGCCGCGAAGCACTATACCGTCAGGGAGATTGCGGGGCCGTTGATGGCCGAGCAGAAAACAAGAAGCCCGCTGCGCTGGGCAATGGATCGGGCTTACCAGTACGGTCAGGAACATGCACCGGAGATACGGCACTACTTGGATGACCCATCCCGTACTGGTAACCCGCTTTGGGGAGTGATGAGCACAATGCGGGATGTGCAGAACTGGATGGCTGATCGAAGTAGCGGCGGTGGTACCCGCCGTAGAACCGGGAGACAGACGAGAAGAAGGGGCCGTCGCTGATGGCAGAAATAAGGATGGACCGGGTTGGCGAACAGGCGAAGAAGTTTGGTGACTTGACGGTAAGCGCAGGCAAGCGCGGCGTTGACTGGGTTGGTCGGGAAGCAGCTCCAGCCGCACGCAGAGTGGTTCGGCGTACCGGGCGCGGGATCGAGCGCTTCGGCCGCAGATTGTGGGGACGGTGATGGCAAGAGGCGGTAGATGGTTGGGCAAGGCGCGGGAATCCATGGAACGCCGTGGCACGGTTGGCAGTTTTGGTCCTGCCACGGAGTCGAACATCCAAGCTGGACTACGGGCAGGCGGCAAACGGGCTAAAAAGGCCGCGTTTGCTAAAGCTATGCGGACCATCGCGAGGCGTCGGAAGCACGGTCGCGGGCGCGCTCGAGGAAGACGCTAGTGGCTCGTCGTCGCAAGGATTTGTTTGACGAGTTTCCCAAGCTGGAGCCCGGCGACAAAGTGCCGCGCACCGGCAAGTTTCGCTTGGATGGAGGAGTTCGCGTTGAACCGATTCACCGCTACAAGTCCAAGCTGTACCGCGCGCACCCGGAAAAGCCGCGAAGCATGACTAAGCGGAAGCGCAAGATCAGTTTTGGAGTACGCCGAAGAAGACGCCGTTACTAAAGGAGGAAGGTTATGGCTCGAGCAAGGATGAAGATGGCCCGTTTGGAAGAACGCGGTTTCCCGCGTCATAAGGCATTCGGAAAGGCCATGAGCATGGGCCGCCGCGGAGTGCTTTCGCGTGGTGGCCGCTATCGTCCAGGAGGCCGGCGGTAATGGCAAACGGCTACGAATACTGGCCGGAGTCTTTGCAACTGCCGTCGAAGTCGTATTGGTCGGCTGCATCATTTGCTCGCGGCGATTATCCGGCGGAATTGCAGATGGTTGGTGCTGATCGATACGCCCAGCGTGAGCGGGCTCGTGAAGTTGAGGCTCAACAGCGCGCTGCGGCAAGACGCCAGCAGGGACGCACGAGGTCACGGTAATTGGCAACTCAACCCATTATCGTAGGACCGCCGCAGCAGGCCACGCTGCAGGTTGGCAATGCCTCGTCCCAGATGAATCTGGGACAGATGATTGGCGAGGTGCAGAGCTGGTGCCCGGATGCACCTGTGACGCAGATCCGCAATTGGCTCAACAACGCCTACCGTGACATTTGCGACTGGCGCTTGTGGGCTGGTCTGATCGTAAAAGGACAAATCTTTGTTCCCAGCGTTTATGTCGATGGCTCGGTTACGGTTGTAACTGGTTCGACGACCGTAATCGGTACCGGTACCGCGTTTACCCCGGATATGGTTGGTCGGCAATTTCGGCAGGGCTTTACGTCTGGTTGGTACAACATCACCAGCGTCGTTTCGCCTGACCAGCTGACCCTCGATCTGCCTTGGGCTGGGCAATCGTTCTCGGGCTCGGGCTACCAGATCATGTCCGCGATCGTCGAGCTGGGACCGAACATCAAGATGGTGCTCGAGGCGGTGAATCAGTGGCAAGGCTACCGGCTTATCACCAATCAGCCGCAGGCTGTCCTCAACCGCTACGATACCTGGCGGGTGACAACCGGCTGGACGTTCCTGATTGCTCCGCGCGAATTCAGTCCTAGAACCGGCAATCAGTTATTTGAGCTTTATCCGGCGCCGACTTATCAGCAGAGCTTTCCGTTCCTGGCATACATACAACCACCAAATCTGGTGGAAGACAGCGACTTCGTTTATCCCTTCATCCGCACTGACCTTTTGGTGAAGCTGGCTATTGCCCAGGCTCTACGCTGGCGCGGTCCCAAGCAGAACCGTTTCTACGATCCGGCGAGCTCGGATTGGAAGCTCCGCGAGGCCTTGGCTGGCGTCGCGCGCATGGACCAGATGGACGATGGAAATTACCCCAAGGACCTGCAATGGGATTACTCTCACTGGCCCTTTTCGCAGCATGGCGCGCTTTGGATGCAGAGTCATGCCGAGGATGCATGGCCATGACCGTGTGCAGTTACTGTGGGCAGCAAGGCGGCAGGTTTCGCTGGAAAGGTGACGGCTACGTGCATACGCCGCAATGCGATGTGCCGCAGAAAAGGCGGGATGATGCCAAGAATCTCTGGGACTTTTCGACCATGCATCTCCACTCCAACCCGAATTACGGGCCGGTTCATGTAGGCAGCTTGCGCGACCTTTACCGCTTGGAGAAAGAGCATGGCGTCATCTCGGTTGCAGGCAATTACAACGAACAGAACTGGAGCAAGTAATGGCTAACAGCAAAAAAGCAAAACACGCTTTTGAGGATTGCGGCCCCTACGATAGGAAATACTTCCAGCCAGGGGCAAACATCAGGACTAACGCTTTGCCGCTGAATGCTATAAGCGGTTGCGCCGGCTTCCGCCTGGGCGAACAGGAAAAGCGGTTGCGGCAGAGCTGGACTGACCATGCTTTTGCCTCGACCACGGATGGCAAAAAGCGCCAAGGAATCGAGGGGATCTTCTGCGAAGACGTAATCAAGGGAGTCTAAGTGAAACGCGCCTTTCAGTACGTCAGCGTGGTAGCTGCAGGAACGCCGCAACCGGTGTTCGGCTCAACGCTTACGGCGAATGCCACTCCGAATCGAAACGCCAGAGATGATCTCGCTACGCTTACCGTTGCCGATTCCCTTTGGTGGCTTCCGGGGGATTACATCCTGATTGATCCCTTGGGCCAGAACCCTGAGACGCTTGGTCCGATCGAGGGAGTACCGGATGCTACCCATGTCGTAGCCCCTGGCTTAAGGTTTCCTCACGCCAGTGGCGCCTACGTTCAGCTCTCCTCGCGGTGCTACTCGATCTTTGTCCAGACTCGTGTCGGCAATAGCGGTCTGATCTATATCGGATCCAGCGGGAGGATGGTTACCGCCACTGGCCGCTACTGCATTGCCGCGCTGACACCTGTAAGCGGTACCAGCCTGCCAACATTCCTGAGCGACATGGTTTACGGCCTGGCCAATGTTGAGAACCCAAATACGTACTGGTTTGATGGGAATACTGGCGACGCCATTCTGCCTTCAATTTCAACGATGTAACGGGGGACAGCTTTGACATGGATCGGCGGCGGAGAAGCAGTCGGGGGTGGCGGCGGCGGGACTGGAAACATCGTCTCCATCAATGCTTCGACATGGCCGTTTCAGACCATCCAGGGTTCTCTTCCGATCGGCGCATCCACCAATGTTGCTACCGGTGTAACTACGATCACCGGGATGACCATCAATGGCTCTACGATTCCGGGACAGACGATCGAAGGCCAGGACGGCATTATTGTTACTACCGATCCGCTGACCGGGATCACCGTCATTGCCTTGAGCGTGACGCCGCCCGCCGGACTCGACATCACTTTCGTCGGTCACGAGTTGGTTGCCGGATCCGGCATGAGCTGGACTCTGGCTGCTATCCCGCAGCCCGACATCAGTTTGCAGCTTTACCAGCAGTTGCCGGAATTCGGTGCCGTGCTGCTCCGGGCGGGACTCGACTACAACCTTTCCGGCAGCGCGGTTACTACCACCCAAACGCTTGCTGCGGGTGCGTTATTTGCCTGGTATCGCTACCCTTCGACCGTGCCGCAATTCGTCGGCTTCGTCGATCGCGAGGTTCTAAGCGGGACTGGAACAGCATGGACGCTAGCCGCTGTTCCCCAACCCGACACCAGCCTGCAACTGTACCAGGAACTGCCAGGATTCGGCGGCGTCATGCTCATTGCCGGGATCGGATTCACTATGGTTGGTAATGCTGTTACTACTACAAACCCCATAGCCCCCGGCCTGTTGACGGCATGGTATCGGGTACCTGCAACCACCCAAGT